AGGATCAACTACCCTGCTTTCCTAAAGCCATGATTGTTGCAGAGATTGATGGCAACCTTGGTGCAGAGTGGTGTCACTCTGAAGGAGTCAAGAAAGGACTTGGTGAGGACCACACAACACCAATTCCATTTCCTGATTCAGTGGATGCTCATGAACCTTGGTTGATGTGTTGAATAAATCCTGACAGCACACCACCTAATGTGCAGAATCAGGGAAACCCTGCCGAAAGGAGCATCCTAATTATGTACATAAAAAAGAGGGGCAGATTTTTTCTGCCCTTTTTTTGGATATTTCTTATTAACTTATATCATACCAAAATGCCTATTATTGGGCTTTTGAACAAAAGAGCAAAAGGAGACTGCTTATGAAACCAAACAAATGGGATGACATTCAAGCCGTCCTACAACAACCAACACCACCAGATGAAATCAAATGGAAATGCCAGACCTTGAATCTCAAGACTGGTCAAGCCACTATGGTTGCATACACTGATGCAAGACTTGTCAGGAAAATACTTGATGAGGCTGTAGGTGTCTTTGGGTGGGAGTGTACCTACACAAGAGATGAAAAGGGTGTGCTGTTCTGTTCACTCACAATCACATCACCTGATGGAACGAAAGTGACCAAGGAGGACTGTGGAGTTCCATCCGAGTTTGAAAAGGAAAAGGGTGAGGTATCAGATGCATTCAAGAGAGCCTGTTTTGTTTACGGCATCTGTGCTGACCTCTATGATCTTGACATCCACTATGTGGACTGCGACCAAAAACCAAATGGAGACTGGTGGAGACCTGCCAAGGACTGGCAACCTGAAATCAAAGTCCAGTCTGCAGATAAGAAACTGCAGAAGATCAGGCAGGAGATGATTGATGCTGACCTTCATGAGGTTCCTGTGGATGTTGATTACAGTGACCAACTGGAGGAGCCTGTTGATCAACCCAACGGTGTACCAACAGATGGAGCCTTCACTGATTGGAAACTGAATGGCAGGAGACAGCAACTGGGATTCACAGAAGAAAACAAGGACGTGGCTTGGAAAGACGTTAAGCCATCCCTGTTGATCTGGTGCATCACCAAGATGAAGGCAGGTGACAGGCAAGTGAAGGCATCAAAGGAAATACTCACAAGGATGACCTTGAGACAATGGGTGCAACCTGTCCATGATCTTGATGAGGAGCAGACTGAAGAGTTGTGCAAAACCATCATCAAATCATGATAGGCTACAAGAAACAGGTTGAAAACCTGCTCATTGAGAATGAGCATTTGCGAGATGATGACCAGAAACTCCTTGCCAACTGTTACTGGTTGAGGTTTTCTGATACTCTTGCATACAAACTCAATGAGGATGAAAAGAACGGTGTCAAGAAGTTCCTGCATGAATTGGCGGAGGGCAATCTGCCTGACGGTCAATCAATCAGGCGGTGCAGACGGAAACTGCAGGAGCAGAATCCTCAACTGCGTGGCAGGTTATGGGATCAGAGACACAGTAAGGCTGATACAGTCAAGCGAGATTTGAGGCTGTTTTAGCGTGAGAGACAACTATGTATGTGTGTGCTATGACTGCGGTGTCATATTCTATCCTGATGGGTATCCACCTGTCAGCGGTAGGTGTAAGAAATGCCATCAGGCATTTTGGATCAGACAGCGTAAGGCATACTATGCTGATAAAAGAGCACAGGGATACATCCCTGAATCAAGAAGGAAAGCAGGTAGAAAGGCATACAATACAAGGCTCATCAGAATGTCACACAAACATCCACAGGAGTTCCAGAAAAGGCTGACCATGTTGGAGACTAAAGCACCCAACAGGGCACGGTATATCAAAGGCAGAGCAAGGAAAGAATCAATTGCTGTGCTTGGTTACCATGAGCCTGATCTGGGCAAGGTGATATTTTGAACAATCTAAATATAGCAGGGAGAGTCATTGGTGGGATGGATGCCACTCCAGATGAAAATCAGGAGGTCAATGGCTCCCCTGCACAATCAAAGGAGACTGACATGACAGAAGTAAATATCAAACCAGTAGAACAGACCCCAGAGGATTTGTATTTTCTGGAGGTCACAAGTGATCTTGACCTTGACCAAGACCCACAGGCAGATCAGTGGGATGACTCAAAGGTCAACAGGTATCTCTATGTGATTCAAAAGATGAGAGATGAAATAGAAAACGCAACTCAAGTTGGGATGGATCAGATCAAGACAGCAGAGGAGTTCATTGCAAGGGAAACCAGAAAGAGAGAAAAAACAATTGAATTTCTCACGCAGGGTTTGCACATGTATGCAATGGGTCAGGATAGGAAAACAATTGAGACACCAACTGGTGCACTCAAGTTGAGAGTCAGGCAGGACAAGGTGACAATTCCAGATCAGAGCGTTGTGATTGAATGGGCAGAACATTACAACAACCCTGAAATCCTGATCCACAAAACCACAGTGAGTCTGGCAGAGGTGAAAAAATACATCAAACTGACTGGTGACATACCAGAAGGCGTTGAGGTTGAGTCTCAAGAACCATCATTCACAGTTGTGACCAACAAATGACTTCAGGGGGAATTGCTCACAAGGAGTGCTGTTTTTACCCACAACAATATGGTATAAGCGGTATAATGCGTTTAATCATATATACCATATTATCATCCTCACAATATAAAACAGCCTCCTTGCCCCCTTTATGAGCCAAAAATCACTATTACAGGAGGACTTCATGCTACCACTTAACCAGAGAATTGGTGAATACATAAACAAATATCCTAAACAAAAATTGATGATTCATCATGGAGACATGGTGTTCACTTTCCACAATGCCAAAATAATTGAGTGCATGTGGTTTGTGATCAAGACCCTATTTCAACGTAAGCAGAGGGGATCAGCACAGGCAGACACAGACAGGCAGAAGTTTGTTGTTGATCCAAAGACCAGACAGGCATCTATAATTTACAAACACCCCAGTGAATACAAGCACCCCAGTGAATTGAATTTGGTGGGCAGGGTCATGAGCCAGTTCAAGAGACAGGGTGAAGTCAATCCAAACAAAAAACCACCCAGAGGGAAAAAGATCAAGTGGAATGAATCAAAAGGGTATCACTATGTGACCAAAGCAGGTGAGCAATCTACATTCAACAGGTGGATCAAATCCAAAAACTCAAAACCAGAAGGAGACTAAAATGCAACTGGATTTCAAAAGCGTAGTGTTTAGCACAAGCGTGAATACGCATGGCATCAGGGGAATCGTCAATTTGACTGACATGGTCTGGGAGACAGGCAGTGACCTTGATGATGACATTGATCATAAGGACTTTGCATCATATTACAAAACCGACACTGTGACCATTGAGTGGACAGCACGGTTTGATCATAAGGGTGCAGGGTTTTACTGGAACATAGTAATCAACAAAATATCAGGGACCCACCACTATGAATATTTGGATTGGGTTGTTGATGATTGTGTTTTAGAGTTTGAAATTGAGCCTGATGACTGGGAATTTAAAGCATCTGCATACTACAGTTCAGATGAGTTTGCTTATCAAAAAATACCAGATTCTATATATCCAAAAGGAATTGATATTGATTATAATGAAAAGAATTGTGTAGTTTACTTTGGTAAATAGGAGACTGAAATGATAGCAAAACCTGCCTATTATTCAATATTGACAGCCAAGGTCAGGTATGACAATGACATCCCTATGGGTGCAAAGATTTTGTTTTCAGAGATCACAGCACTGTCCAACAAGAAAGGGTATTGCTTTGCAACCAATGGCTACTTTGCCAAATTGTATGATGTCACAGTGACCACAGTATCATTGTGGGTCAAGGCACTGATTGAAAGAAAGCACATCAAGGCAAAGTATGATGGAGGGATCAGGATGCTGTATGTACCACAACAAACAGTCAAGAAACAGTCAAGAGCATCCATCAGAAAAATTATAAATGAAGTTCTTAAAGATTAGATATGCTGTGCCATTCAATCAGAGCCAGTCTGAAGGTTCGACATCCTTCCGTCAACCTTAATCCTTTGATATGGAATTCAAACAGACTATAGGCTCATCAGTCTCCGAATCGGTACAGCGTTAGGGTGGGGGGTCCACATGGGTAGTGTCATGTCCTCCCACCTGAAATTTCCAAAATGAAAAGGATTGCAGACAGCCTTTCAAAGGTCAGCATCACCCTCACAGAAAAAGAGTGGGGCAAGAGTGCAATTGTGCCCACCCTAAACAAATCATTGAGGGGTCACTGGTCTACCACACACAAGCAGAAAAAGAAATGGACTTGGATATTCAAACACTATATAGACCAAGACCAAATTCCAAAAGCCAAGACTGATGTCTGCTATTTTCTCATTATTAGATCATACAGAAAAAGGCTAATGGACAAGGACAATCTCTATGGTGCACACAAGTGGATGATTGATGCCTTGAGAGGTTCTGGGTTTATATATGATGATGACATTGATCATGTTTCCCTGACTGTAGAGCAGAAAAAAGGGACCAAAAAGGCAGGTGAAGAAATAAAAACTGTAATTGAGAGGTATTTGTTGACTAAATTGTAGTGTGACTTTTACTCTCCCACCAAGAAACTTGGGAGCAAAGGAATGACAAAAGTCAAAACAGGCAGACCGAAAATAGATATTGACTGGGGAGTCTTTGACAGTCTCTGTGAAATCCAATGCACCCAAGAGGAAATCAGTAAGGTCCTTGCTGTATCAGTGAGGACGTTACAGCGTAGGTGTAAGGATGAAAGAGGAGAGACTTTTGACAGCCTCTATAAAAAAGGCAGTCTGGGCGGTCAGCACTCCGTAAGGAGAGCACAGTTCAGGATGGCACATGAAGTCCCTGTCATGGCGATATGGTGGGGAAAGCAACACCTTGGACAATCAGACAATGGACAACCCAAGCAGGATCAGGTCAAACCAATTGAATTGATTAGAGTGAAGTCCATGCTTGATGCAAATTAAAGTAGATGAAAAAAGAGTAGAACTGCTCCACAATAATTCCAGATTTGTCATATTAGTGGCAGGGAGGAGATGGGGTAAGACATGGCTATCCTTGACATGGTTGCTGTCTGGAAAATTTACCACAAACGACATCAGATTCTTTGTGGCTCCCACCTATAGGCAAGGCAAACTCATTGCTTGGAACGTACTCAAGCAGATGTTGTCAGATACCAAATGCCAATTCAATGAAACAGAACTGAAAGCCATTCTGCCAAACAACAATGAGATCAGGATTGTAGGGGCAGACAGAGCCAATTTGTTGAGAGGTGTTGGCTTGACCAAGGTTGTGCTTGATGAGTTTGCTTACATGAAACCAGAGGTCTGGCAGATGGTCATCCTGCCCATGCTGTCAACCACCAGAGGCAAAGCACTGTTCACTGGGACACCTTCAGGATACAACCATTTTCATTCCTTGTATTTGAGAGCAATGAATGATCCTGACTGGGCTGTGTATGAGTACAAGACGAGAGATGGAGGCTGTGTAGACCCTGATGAGATAGCACTGGCAGAGAAAGAGATGGATGAGAGAACATTCAGGCAGGAGTTTGAGGCAACCTTTGAAACCTACGAGGGGACTCTGTACTATAATTTTGATCCAGTTCAAGTTGTGAAAAGTACAGTCACAAGAGATGAGAGATCACCACTGTGGCTGACCTGTGATTTCAACAAGAGCCCTATGATCTGGCTTGTTTGTCAAGAGGTGGATGGGCACATCATTGTCATTGATGAGATGGTCATGAAATACAATGCCAAGACACAGCACCTGATCAGAGAGTTCTGCAAGAAGTATGAGCATGTAAAAGAAAAGATGATTTATGTAACAGGGGATGCATCCTCAAAGTATGAGACCCACAGGGATTTCACATCAGACTATGTCCTGATCAGGGATGAGTTGATCAACAACAACTGGCATGTCATTCTCAAAGTCCCAAGGAAAAACCCCAACATCAACAACAGGGTCAATGTGATCTGTAGTCTTATTCAACACAAGAGAATTTCAATCACAGACAAAGCACAATATTTAATTTCTGATCTGCAGAGCAATGAGACAGACGGCAAGGGAGCCAAGAGCAAGGTTGATCCTATGAGAACCCATGCCAGTGATGCATTTGATTACATCTCATGGATACTGTTTGCAGATAAGTTCTACACCACCCAAAAAAACCACCAAATGATAGGAGGATAGACCATGCAATCATCTTTTGATTCAGTTCATGCTGTCAATTATTCACTAATAGAAAAGAACCAACTGGCTGACCTACAACGGAGAGCATCCATCAGAGATTTCTTTCTGGAGCAGGACAGTGTCCACATCCAAGGCAAACTCAAAGAGGACCTTGGCAAATATTACTCTGATGCAAAGGACTTGGATGATATGAAACTGATCACCCTTGACTATTTCATCCCTGCATTCTTGGACAAGATTTGTTCAGTATATAACACACCACCCATCATCAAGTTTGAGAATGAGGGTCAAGACCAAGAACGGCTTGAGGCTCTATTTGATGAGGTGGACATCAAGCACCTGATGGCAGACAATATGATCAAGATGAAGATGCACAACACCATCATGGTTCACTGCAAATGGGTGGAGGACATAGACAGGCTTGTGGTTGAGCAGTACAATGCAGGGACTTCACTGGTCTATGAACTGCCAGAGCATTTCTATGATCCCATGATAGTTGCATATCCCTTCATCACAGATGACAACACCCAGATGTATATAATTTGGGATAGGATCAGGGGACTGCACTACTTCATGACAGACACACCTATCTATGATCCAATAAGCAGGGACATCCTTGGTGAGAAGTTTTCATTTGGTCAGGAGATCAATGACATGTTTGTTGGTGATTACTTTCCTTGGGTCACAATGAGGTACAGGAGGCAGGACTCATTCTGGGGCAATGGTATGGACTCACTGATTGAACTGATCAGGTCCATCAACCTGTTGCTCACTGTACTGCAGGATGACACCATCAGAGAGGCAATCAGATTACTGATCATGGGATTTGAGCCAACTGGGACCAAGGACATCAAGGGTAAGATCAAGACTGGCTTGAGAAATCCCATCTTTAGTGCAAACGCATTCACAGGAGAGGGAGGAGCACCCACGCAGATTCTTTCTGCAGACCTATACACAGAGGATGTCCTCAAGTATGTTGACCAACTGGTGGACATGGTCAGTGCAACCTACAGTGTGGAGTCAGTGCTCAAGACCCAACTCAAGCAGGACCTGTCTGGTATTGCATTGAGGATCAAGAATGAACCACTGTTGAGGCAATGGGCATCTGACATCATGAAGGTCACAAAGAATGATTTGAGACTGGTTGAGAAACTGATTGAGTGCAACAACTACCACAGACCAGACAACCAGATCAACCCAAATGTGATGGACACTCTGATCATAGACTATCAGCAACCCAAGGTGATCAGTGATGAGAAGGCTGACTATGAACTGGCAAAGATGCAGATGGAGGATGGTGTGATCAGTGCTGTGGACTGGGTCCAGAGGAAAAACCCAGAGATGAGCAGAGATGAGGCAGAACAATATATCAAGGACAATATCCAAGAGTTTGATGATTTGTTTGGCATGTCTCCACCACCACTGTCAGAATCAATCCCTGTAGAAAGCAATGGAAAACTTGTTGAGGCAGAATAATGCCAATCAAAGAGGTCTATGTTGCATCTGACTTGAGGGATGAACTTGGAGAACTGATAGAAAAAGAACAGATTCTCACTGTCAAACTGCAGGAGAAGATGAACAGGATCATTGCCAAGCACACACCCAAGATCATCAGGGCAACAACCAAAAAAGAAAAGGCAGAACTGACTCAACAAATGAGGATTGAAGTCAGGAAACATGCAGAGAGAATTGTCAAGGGTGGATTGAAACTGGGACAGTCATGGCTAAAGTGAGGCTGAACTTCAAGAAGTTTTTTACCAAGGAGGCAAAGCAGAACATCATTGGAAAGCCTAACACATCCTACCCAACATATAAATCACTCTTAAATTCCAAGAGGGGCATCAATCTTGACCATGCCCCATCCAATGCCAAGAGCACCCAAAAGAAAAAAGGCAAGGACCATTGGCTTGTGAGTACAGGTGAAACAATGAAAACTGGATTCAAGTTTGGTGCAAAGCCACTGAAATTGATTGTGTTTGCATCAGGAAATAAACACAGTGGCAAGTATCTGTACAAGGGTGGGAGTGCAGTTGGCAAGGCAAAGAATCCACCCACATACAGATCACTGTTCAGGTGGCACAATCAGGAGGGATACAGTGGAGTCTTTCATAAATTGCCAAGAGGATCACAGTTTTTTAAGAGACTGGCAAAGGAGGCTGACAGACAAGTAGAAAAGCAACTGGTCAAACAGACCAAGAACTTTGGCAGGACAGTTGCTTGAACAACAGGAGAACACAGTATCTGGTTGATCTGACTGCACTTGAATTGGATGGTGAAATTGATGCCATCATGAATCAGGCAGAAACAGATTTCAAAAGGAGAGTCCTGAATGGTGAGACACCTGCAAAGGTGAGGAGGGGCATGGTGGCTGATGCAAAGCAATACTCAAATCCAAACTACACAGGAAACTTTGTAGGGATCAAAAAGAAAATCCACAGGATGATAGGGGATCAGGAGCAGAGGATGGTTGCCAAGCCTGTTGAGAATTTGAAAGGAGAGAGAGGTCAACTGTATCTCTGGGTGAGAGACCCAAATGCATCTGGCTGTGGTGACTGTTTAAGGCACGGCTCTATGCCACCAAGGACCAAACAGGGATGGCTTGATCTGGGCAGGGGACTGCCAAGGTGGGGTGATACAGAGTGCAACATTGGATGCAAGTGCATGTTGAGACCTGTACAAAGGGGTGAAAAGGTCACAACAGTATCAAATCGTATATGGAGAGAAAGAAAAGGTGGCACACAAGCAGAGGAAATCCTTGGGGTCAAAGATATAAGGATGCAACAGGTCCTTCAAAGACAGGCGAAGTCTGCACCAAAAACAACCTCTTATGTTGACAATCGTGGCAGGGTTGTTGCGGTTGCACAAAAGAATTTCATTGAAGAGATGAATGCACAGCAGACATTGCTTGAGGCTCCACTCACAGAGGGTCCAAAGGCAAGGAAAAAGAGCAAGAGTGGGAAAGCACACGCCAAGGACAGGACCTCAATGGAGCAGTCCAAGATCAAACATGAAAGTGATGTCAAAAGGAGTGGGGTGAATGACAGCAAAATACTTGAGAATGGTGTCAAGGGTATATTCAAAACACATGAGAAAGAGTATGGAATGCCTAAAGGTAGAGCAGGAAAAGTAGGTGTTCAATTGAGAGGTGGAATCAAGATTGGCTCCCAGTACAAGAGAGAGGTGGCATTTTCAATCTTGGATGAGGAAATGGGTCTTGGTCTGGTTCCCACAACAGTGATGAAGAAATACAAGGGAAAGATTGGATCATTCCAGAGGTTCAAGGAAAAATACATGAACTCTGATGACATGATGACCTTCTTGTACACCAACGGTGCAGAAGGCAATTGGAGTAAATATGTCAAACCAAGACATGCAGAGGGATGGTATCTGCTT